GCACTCTGCATGAGCACGGATTCATAGAGCTAATCGAGAGCGATGTGGGTCCTGGCGGAAATGCTCAGGTCAAGGCATATACCCATTCCATCCTAGCATCAGCAGATGTAAACAGATTCGAGTGGTGCGCTTTTATTGATGTTGACGAATACATTTCATACGATTCAAGCAAATTCTCATCATTCAACGACTACCTAGAATGGGTTGGCGGTACCGGAGCTGATGTCGTTGCCTTGTCATGGATTCTAGTAGCGAATACTACAACTTCCAATGACTGGACTACCACACCCGTAACTCAAAGACTACAAAGAGTCTCTCCTTTCCAGAGCAATTTAATCAAATGCCTGGTTCGTCCCGAAAGCGCTTTGACTTCAGGCCCGCACTACCCTATATCAAACAATTCGTATGATATGCCGATAGTCAATTCTGAAAGAAAGCGCTACGCCAGTGAAAGGCTTGACCCTCCGAGTGACATAACGAGATGCTTGCACCCAACATTCAAGAATGCACGACTTTATCACTATGAACTGAAGTCATTTCCCGAGCTTATTTGGAAGTATTCACGCAACAGAGGAAACTACTCTGCATTAACCGCAGATATAAACCTCAACGATCAATTTCTCAGCAGAGTTGGTCACTTTAGAAAATGCATAGACAACAAATCAACACCATTAGTAGAGCTATCGGTTTCTCCGGTAGCTTTAAATGATGCGACAGAGCTGATTTTATCCAAAAATGAAATACGCAGTGCTTACGCAGAAGTCGTCAGGTCAACCAATGAAAGATATGCAAAATTACTAGAATATCTGCCAACGTTTCTTGCTGAGAAAGTATCACCGGACAATATCTACGACACGCGCGCCAGAGACTGGATAAACTCAGACTTCCTAGGCGTATAGTCCACTGAAGCGGCACAGATCAGGTGCGTTTCACGTTAGTGCTACGCGCCGCATTACAACTGAGCAGCGGCATGATTGGCTTATTCGGCGCCCAGCGCTTGGGTCACAGGATTTATCCATGCACAGAACCGCACGAGGCGGATAAGAGGTCAATTCATTGGCGCAAACCATCCGGGGTCTATTGCCGAGGTAGGAAATGCAGCTATCATTCGCCTTCAATTTCATTTACCGAGGATTTCAGCATGCAGAAGGATGAGCAAAAAGTCGAAGCCCTGCCAAAGGCATTCACGGACGCCCAAGAGCAGAGGCTTCGAGAACTGATCAGAGAAGAGCTTCAAAAAATCCACGAAGAGGCCTTCGAGCAGTCTCTGGCTAATTCCTGAACTGCTTTGAATCTCTGCCGCCTTACGCTGAGATCCCGAAGCGGGCCGCGCGGGTCCTCATGAAGGCGGCAATCTTGTCGATCTCCTCGTTCGATAGTGCACGCTGGTAGATAGCCACTGCGGATATGTCAGCTTTGCCTGCGAATGCTGTGGTAGTGCTTCCGATCATCAGCTTCTTGTTGTTCCGCACACGCTTACCAGTGCTCACCGAAGATGCTTCAACGTTGGCTGTCCGGTTGAATGCAGTGGTAAGCGCACCAGTTACACGCACGCCGCGAATGCCCCAGTTCGCCACGGTATCGGGGTTGACAGAGGCCCCACCAACTGTGACACCACCAGATCCGTTGTCCCGCGCCGCAAAGCCTGTCAGTACGGCTGGGTTGGTAGCGAAAATGCCCACGCCCAGGGCATTGCCCGTGTAACCTGGCGTCACTGCTTGGCCAATGTAGTTGGTGACGAATGCCGGCGTGTTGGCGTCGCCACCCGACGAGGCGCCGCCTGGAATTACGCCGTTGGACTTACACAATGCGATGATCGTCATTTCATCAGTCTCTGAAATGTCCGTCTGCAAGTAGGCGAAAAGGCTGGTGAATGTTCCGAACCCATTGCCCAGCGCCGGCGAACCAATAACGCTGGCGTTAACTCCATCGATGGCCCGGTTGAAGTTGAACCTGGATACGTCAGTATCGAAATTGAACCACCCTACAAGCCCATTGGCTACTGGTGGTGCAATCTTGGTGTTCCAGGGTGCAAGACTTTGCGAAATTATCTTCGTGCCCATGTGATGCCTCTTATATAAGCGAGTCGAATGCAGCCACTACAAATGGCGCCATTTGTTGGTAATAGGCTCGGCGGGTCGAGCCAATTGGATGAACGGCATCAAACCAGTCACCTGCAGAATCACCGTCTGCGTTCGTAGTTGTCGCCAAGGCGTAACCCGATTCAGGATCGCTTACAGCCCACAGCGGGGCGATTTTCACTGCGGGCTTAGAAGCAGCGGAATCTCGGATTGCCGCGAACACCATGGAGTACGATGCAAGCCATGCGGCGTCGCGTATGCTGTTTGATCCTGTACCTGGGAAAGTCCTGAGGATCTTCACGGAAGGCCAAGCAGCTAAAATCTGGGAGTGAATGACGTTCTCTCCATCCAGCACATCGTTGTAGATGGTCGATGCAGGACGGTCACGAACATCGTTCGTGCCAAGAGCGTTAACTACGATGTCGGGAGCAGCGAATCCAAATCTAGACTGGTAGAAGGCCGGATCAAAAACGTAGCCGTTGCGCACTACGCTAGCCGAGTCAGCTCCGGTCGCAACTCGGAGAAATGGGTTTTTAGGCCATTTCGCTGTCTTGCCAAGCGCAAGGTATGCCGCCTCATCCCCTGGCGCAACGATCTGCACTCTGTCCGTAACCGCGTAAGTAAAATCTCCGCTTTCCCAACCTTCGCGTGCCTCGCAGAGCGGGCCATTATCATCGTTCCCGGCTCCCGGCAGCGAGGACGAATTGATGGTGCCGAGGAAGCTCGCCGTCAGGTTCAGCTCAGCCAAGTACTCTCCGAGCAGCTTTATACCCTCTCGATTTCCGATGCTATCGCCGATGAACAGAACTTTGACAGGGCGAGCAGAAGCACCCTTGGAGACCTTAACCGAATTGAATTTAGCCGCTACGCGATAATCAGGGTTTGATTTATCCCGAAGCACAATCGATCCTGACGTGCCAAAATCACTGCTGAGCTTGACCTGGGATCCGGTCGACGATTCGGATGTCGTGTCACTTGATACGGAGCAGATAATTTCTTCAGCCTGAGCACGATCCTTGATGAGGCCGCTGACATAAAGATTCATTCCAGCCGGACCTATTGCCAGAGGACCTTTAAACATAAGGCCCGAACGAATTGTGCTGTCATTCCCTCGTCCATTACCAGCTGCGGAGGGGTCAAAAATTATACCTCCCTCTGCGTCAGTGATCAGAACGCCAGGCAGATCGGTGTATTGAAACTCAAATGAGCCGACACGGCCGCCGCTTTCGGACACATCAAGAGAAACACCACCTTCTCCGTCAGTTATGAGGGTTCTGCCGTCCGATCCTACCAAGACCTCGATCTCCTTCATGCGCAAGCCATATGGCCCAAGTCGCGCAAACAAACCGCCCTCTTTATCTGCAACTTGTAGGTAGTCTTCGGCAGGAGAGCTTGAATCAAGAAACCGAACCATAGTTGAGTCCGATATCAACTGATCCGGAACTAGAACCCAGGTTGAATTTGATTGAGACCATTGATAAAAGCCGTTCTTGGACGGAGTGGTGTCCTGCTGTACCCAGGCGAGCTGGCCATCGTATTTCGGAACATAGGCGACCATTTCGGCATAGGTATGG